CTATTTTTTTTTAGACCCTTTACTTCCGATAATGTTAACTTCAATAGAACTGGTTTCATCATCCCAATAAATATCCTCAATAAATACATCAATGAGTTGTTTAATTTCACCATCTTTAAGAGTGTCAATTATAGAACATTTATCTAAAATCATTTTTATTAAAGACATATTTAATTCGTTTTCAATTTGTTCATTTTTCATATCGTTAATGTTGCTAAGTTGTGATTTTAACTCAGAAAGTTCAGTTTTAAGATTTTTTATTTTGCCAACAATTAATTCGGTTATATCATCATCCAAGGATAATTTATTTAAGAGAGATTCTATTTGCCTTTCTTTTTCAACAATGGCTTTTTTAATATTGTCCTCTTGATTTGCTCCACTATTATTTTCTTTTGCTTTTTTTAGTTGCTCTGATAGCTTATTTAAAAGTTTAGCTTGGTTTAGTCCAAACTCTTTTAATTGAAGTTTCATAGCAGCATCCACTTCTGCAACTTTGGCATTTTTACAATCACATCTAGAGCCTTTAGAAAACTTCTTTAAATTACAAGCATAATAGAATATTCTATCACCAGTTTTCTTACTTATATGACCATGAGAAATTCCCATTAAGCCATCACATTTCTTGCATTTAAGTTTTCCAGTAAGAAGAGCGTTATGAGTTCTTCCTAGGTTAGGGAAGGTATCTCTATTCTTCAATAAGATCCTTTGAACCTCAAGCCATTCCTTATCCTCAATTATTCCAGCTTGAGAGCTAACTGATACTATCCAATCAGACTTATCTCTGTGTTTTCTTGTAATTTTTCCATTCTCATTTATTATAGTTTTACTTTTATTATAACTAAGAAGACCATGATTTCCATCAGGAACACCACAGGTTGTCATACCTTCTTGTTCTAAGTAATTCATTACATCCTCAGTGGCTTTAACATAAACTGCATTTGTCAAAACAACCCTAAGGTTAGATTTGTTGAAATCATTCCCTTTTTTAGTTTTAATATCATTTTGTAAAAGATAAGTTTCTACTTTTGACAGAGATTTAAATTCTAAGTATTTGTCAAAAATGAGCTTTACTACTTTTAGTTCTTCAGGAACTTGTGAGAGTTTAAACATTTTTTTCTCATTCATATCATGATCATAATAAATTATAGGCGTTGACTCATAGCCTATAGGGGTAACACCACCAAGCCATCTACCCGTTTTAGATAATTCAAGCATATTATCTTTTACACGTTCTGCAATAGTTTCTCTTTCCAATTGAGCAAAAACACTTGCAATATATATCATTGCACGACCCATTGGTGTTGAAGTATCGAACTGCTCTTTTATACTTATAAAATCTATATCATACTTTTGAAGAGTTTCTAAAGTAGTTGAAAAGTCTGCAACGTTACGTGAAATTCTATCTAACCTATAACAAATAAGCACTTCGAATTTCTTAGCCCTAGCATCTTCCATAAGCCTTTGGAATTCAGGTCTATTAGTATTTCCGCCACTAAATCCTTCATCTTCATATACTAAAAACTCAGTAATATCTCTATCTTTCATATTATTATTAACATAGTCTTTACACATTTGAATTTGGTTTTCAATAGATTCACCTTTTCCAGTGAATTTAGATTTACGGGAATATATTGCTATTTTCATAATTACTCCTTATTAAGTTTATTATATAAAAATATATCCCTACTAAATAATCATTAAGTAGGGATGTGTAAGAGTTAGTATTAACTACTTTTTTTACTATTAGCAGCTATATAATCAGACTTATATGAAGCTAGTAGATTTTCTCTATTAAATAAATAATTCATATCATTATCTTCGTAGTAATAAATTTTGTTTAAATAATTTGAGGAATCAAACTCATAATAAAAAGTCATAGCACACTCATCTATTAAGCAAGATATTTCAGCTATTATACCATCGTTAGCCTTTTTATAATTTATAGAAGTATAGTTATCTAGCTTTAAATTATCAAGTAAATTATATGGTGTCAAAAGAGGCATATAGGATAACTCATATATTTTATTAAACATATCCATGATTACCACCTCACTTTCTATTATTTATTATAGTACCTTTGAATGTAACCTTCAATAAGTTTAGTTAAAGAATCAAGTGAGTCAAATGCCGTATCATAATCTGACTGAGTCCATTCTTTTCTTGGTAGACCTATTTTAGTGTATAAGAAAGTATTATAATAAAGAGCTAACATAGCTGCATTTTTACCATTTTTACTTTTTATTTTGTTAGGTATATTCCAATAATTTCTTGTAAATAGACCACAGTTCCTTAGATCATCATTGTCTTTATCTATTCCATATCTTTCAATAATACTAGGAACAAGTTCCTCTCTAATAGTAACATCAAGATTCTTTTTCCTAGATTTATATAGAATGTCTGGTCTTCCCAATACTTGCGTACTTTGAGATTGTTGTATTATAAGTTTAGCTTGTTCTTCAGAAATGTTAGGAAGAGCCTCTTGAAGCTTTTTAATTTGTTTTTGCATTTCTTTATCATCTTCTCTGCTCTTGTTAATTAACTCAGTAGTAAGATAATCATCTACTTGTAAAGAGTGAGATTCAGATTGAACAATATTTCCTAATTCTACAGGATCTCTATGAATTGGATCTGAGAGTTCCTTAGGCCCATTCATACTTTCATCCAATATATCATCATATTCCTTTATTGATGATATAATCTGGCTTTCTTGAATTTCTTTCTTATATTTTTCCCATAATTTATCTAAATATAAGTGTTTATGCGATATTACAATTCCTACATTATCTTTTGCATTACCTTCTGGTATAATTCTTAAGATACGACCTATGAACTGAGTGTAAGGCAATTCATTTCTAAATGGTCTGAATATGGCTGCAATAGAAAGATATGGGTGATCATATCCCTCACCTAACATTGCTACATGAATAACTGCCTCTACTCTGTGATTTTCAACATCTTTAAAAGCCTTCTCTTTTTTGTCTCCTTCTAAATCACTATGCACAATTGCTGTCTTTATACCATGTTTTTCGTAAAGAGTAGAAATTTGCTCTGCATGGTCTATGCTACATGCAACTGCAATTATTTTATGAGGAACACTGGAGCCAAGTTTCTTCTCATTTAGTTGTTCAATACTTGAAATAACTATAGCCTCAGAGCACTCTTCTGAAAAAGCCACACTCCTGCTAACCCAATCCTGGTCTCTTAAGCCTAAGGCATACAACTCATCTATTGTATAAAGCTTTGTTGAATCATTATCAATAGTTAACTTAAGTTCATCTGGAGTATACTTAATGTTACTTAAACTTTTTACATAGTTATTTGCCATAGCCCTACTTAATGGGTATTTATAAATAAGTTCACCTACTAATGGTTCATTATCAGTTCTAAAAGGAGTACCAGTTAATTTCAATACTTTAGCATTTTCAAAGTAGTTGATACATTCAACCCAGGTTGAAGCAACTGAATGATGAGCCTCATCAATTATAATAAGATCAAAAAAGTCTTTTCCTACCCTATTCATTAGAGAAGAATCAAGTCTAGTTTGTAGCTTATGTACATTAAGTATAACTATATTTGCACAGTTAAGTACCTCAATTGGAGTATCTAAACCTTCGTATTCAATTACTTTAGGCAATTGAAGACCAGTTTTAAAAACATTTCTCTTGTACCAAAAGTTATTCGGATTTAAAGGGCTTAAATCTTCAATTACAGAATCACGAATAGTAGTACCAGGTGTTATTATAAGAGTACGTTTTTTACAAATACCAAAAGGAGCTATACCCATTACTCCAGTTTTACCAACACCAGTTGGAAGTACAACTATAGCATTTCTATCTTTATAATTCTCAGCAGAAAAGTAATTGTAAATTTCAGTGTATGCTTCTAGCTGAGGCTGCCTAATATCAGGATTACGTAGTATATCTGGCATTGAAGCAGTAAAATAATTTTCAATAAATTCAAGTGACATAATAAATTCCCCCATTCTCTCATACTCATTTTTATACCTCATTACTTGCAAAAATAACTAATTTTCTTTTTTATAAGTTTTATATAGAATAATAACGCTACTTATAGAAGTAGCGCTATTATAATGTTTGCCAATGCGCATTAATTATTAGCTAATTTCATCATAACATCTTAGAATTAATGATTCGAATTGCTCTATATCTTTTGGACCATTTATTAAAATCCTACTCTCAGCAATACCTTTAGGCGCTACTTCAACTGAAAAGTCATTAGCTAATGTTTGAAGTTCTGGTACGCTTAATTTTGTCATAATATTTTTATTTGATGAATCCAAATTTATTCTTAAAAACCATTTTGTGATGCTATTTAAGCATACAGAAAAGTAATTTGTAGTGTCCTTATAAAAAACATTATCAATATTTCTACCATTCTTTGTTAGAGTGGATTTAATGAATTCAAATACCTTTAATTCGTCACTAGTTGTGGTAACAAGTTTCTTTTTAGGAGCCTCTGAATCTGGCACCTTTTCATCAATGCATTCATTATCAGGTTCAGTTTTATCCTCGATATTTTCTTCTTCTGCTCTATATAGTCCTTTGCTAACTATATCAAGTACTGCATTAGAAATTGCCTTTTTAACTAAAGGTCTAAATCTCTCAATTACATTAGTCGTTACTCTTACATTGCTGAAATCTTTTATTAAGAATCTTACAAATTCATCATTAGGATTTTTAAGTAATTCTTTTATAGTAATATCTAATGCTGATGTATAAACTAGTTCTTCAGCAAACTTTAGTAGGTTATCTGTATTAAATGAGTCCTTTTTAAACTTAGATAAGGTTTCAATATCAGAATCCTTTAGGTTGGTTAAGTTTATTATTAAAAATGGTTTATCATCCATTATGTTATCAGCTGTTAAATCAGTGAAGAATCTATATTCAATACCGTTAGTTATTATTCCAAGTTTTACATCAGGAACTGCGTTGAAGTATCTTGAAAGTTGTGCATCATGGTTGGTTAATTTTTCTGTTACTGCCTTTGCTTCAATGAAAGTTACTGCATTACCATCTTTAAACAAAGCATAGTCTACTTTTTCACCTTTCTTCTTGCCAAAGTCGGCATCAAATTCTGGCCTAACTTCAAGTGGATTAAATACATCAAATCCTAAAACTTGAATGAAAGGAATAATTAAAGACTGTTTAGTCATTTCTTCATTTGTTATATACTGCATTCTTTCAGTTACTTGTAATGATAATCTCTGTAAATCCTCTTTAAAACCCATTTTAGCATCCCCTTTATTTATATATTATTTTAAAACTCTTTCAGTTTAACTAACTCAACTGGAATACAAAAGTGACAGGCAACCTCATCAAGTGTTATTTGGTCTAAACATGAGCTACTAATAGCAGTTTCATCAATAAGTAATTCCGCTGCAAAGCAATTAGCCTGTATTTCCAATTTTGAAGTTAACAAAAGCGTTTTATTTTTTATAAAATAACAATTCTCATATCTATGTAATTCAGCATGACCTAGTTCATGGGCCATGACCACAATTCTCTCAAATTCATCTAGTTCTTCATTTATGAATATAGTTCTTTGTCTTTCGTGATAAAGATAAGCACCAGAGATATTTCTCATTTTACCTATGACTACAATTATTCCAAGAGCCTCGGCTAATTCAAATGGATCCCTAGTCCCATACTTTTTTATAAGAGCATTGACTTTTCTTTTTACCCATCGATGCAAAATACTCATCCCCTTAAAACAAATAAAGTAAAAAATAAACTATTTTCTGTATTTTTTAGGGGTATAGGTTTCTTTATTTTTAATTTTTATCTTTTTTAGTGCCACTTCAAGAAGACCTTTAAATAATTCAGCATCTTCTTCTTCAACTTCATTGCCATTATAGTACAGTGGACCAGACTCCTCATTTTTCAACTTAGCCATAAGAGAATCCAAGTCTTTAGCAATGTCTTTTTCATCTTTAGCAGTTAATACTGGTTTAAAATCTGTCTTGGTATCTTCTGCAAGATAACCAGCAGCTATCATTAAATCTTCATAAGTAACATTATTTTGAGCTACTTCAGCTAGTTTTTTTATAATATCTGGATTAGGTGGATTATCCAATTTTTCATTTAAATACTTTGAGATATAAGTTCTATTTACACCAGATTCATCAGAGTACTGCATTTTAGTTCTATTGCCCAGTGCTTTTTCTAAGATAATTCTAAAGTTTGTTTTGTTAAACATATTACCACCTCCTTACAATTAGTATAGTTTCTTGTGTGAATATTTTCAACATACCATAGTGTAAAATTTTTTCACATTATGCGTGAAAATAGTTGACAGGGTAAAAAAAAGCCTATATACTTAAAGTGTGAAAAAAATTAACAGGAGGTGATAATATGAAGCCTAATATTTTAGCATTACAAAATTTAATAGATTCAAAATATAATGGCAACAAGTCAGCCTTTGCTAAAGGTATTGGTGTAGAAAGAAGCCATGTATCTAAAATTCTTTCCACTGGAGCATGTGCAGGAGCTACTTTTTTCGGAGCCTTATTAGATTATTGTAAAAGCGAAAAGCTAAATTTTGAGGATTTTATTTTAAATTAAGTGTGAATAAAATTAACTTACTTACTCATTAATTAAATTATCTAATACAGGTTAAGAAAAATAAATCCGTAATACAGGCACTAAAGAGGTAGATAAAGTGTATTGCCAAGCAGTATTGAAAGGAGGGAAGAGAATTATGGCTAAAACAGTTACAAAAGCATCGGGGAATGTTTATTGCCAAGCAAGATTGGCAGCTGCAAAGTTTAATGATGCATTTAACAGTAGGGAAGGAGCTGCTGAACACTTAGGAATATCTAAAGATGCATTAACTAAGTATGAACTTGGTTTATGCAAGATAGTTCCAGTAGACGCAGTGGTAATGATGGCTGAGGTTTATAATGCTCCAGAGCTATTAAACCTATATTGTACAAGAGACTGCCCCATTGGAGCAGTTGGAATGGTATCAGCAGCAGAAGTTAAGTCCATAGAACTTATAACTTTAAGAATGCTTAACACTCTTAGAGATGTCGAAAAGTCAAAAGATGAACTTCTTGAGATTGTTCAGGATGGAGTTATAGAAGAAGATGAGAAGCCGCAGCTCAAAGAAATAATAAAGTTCTTTGAACAAGTTGAGCAAAATGTTTGTGAACTAAAATTATGGGCTTATAAAAATTTAAAGTAATAAATTGATTTTAGTAATCATTTAAGTTGACCTTTAGTAACCATTTAGGTTGAACAAAATAATTAAAACTTGAATAGTATGGAGTAATGATTTGGGGGAGGAAGAGAGCTTGGGAGTTAAAGTTATAGTAAATTATCCAGACAATATGGAGGAACTTGAAGATAAAGCAAGTGAAGTGTTAGCTAACATACTTGTTAGAAAGCTCCATCCTGCAGAGGTTACTCAATTAATAGAGGCACTTAAAGCTGATAATTGCAAGATAAGAATGTAGTTAACTTAAGATTAAATAGGCTAATAGCCTATTTAAAATAAGCAATTTCTTAAAATGAGAATATGTTCCTAACATATTCTATGCATATACATAAAGAAAGTTGCTACTTAATAAAAATTTTAATTTAAGGAGAGAGTTAAATGAAAGCAAAAACAGTAGAGCAATTTGTAATAATACAACATATCCAAAATCATTTTAATATGAATGCCATATCTTTAAGCCTTATAGATAATAGTACAGTGCAGGTAATAGATAGAGCAGGAGTAAAACTAGACTTTGTTTGTGTAGAAGGCAGTGTAAGATGTAGGTGGACTGAAGATTATGAGGGGTATGTTCTATGAAGAGGATTACTTTAAGAGATAAATTGAATATAGCAATGAAATGCAGGATAGATGATTTATCATTTGAACAAGTGTATTTAATAATGGAGACTTTAAAAGATAGAGTAAAGAAGATTGAAGAGAACATAAGTGCAGAAGAAAGCTATATTGAAAGGCACAAAGATGATGAAAAAGTCCTTAATCAAGAAAGGGAGTGGATTAAATTCTATATCGAAGAACTTTCGAAAAGTAAAGAGATTTTAAAGGCTTTAGAGAATGATTCAGTAGTGAAATTGGGCTGTTATAGTGATCAAGCAGATGGAATGTGCTTTAATACAATAATAAAAAAATACAAAAAAATATAAGAGCCTCTGCAAAGGCTCCCACTTTTTAAAATATAAGGTTTGTAATAAATCTGTGTTTGAATCCACATCTTTATTATAAACCTTGTTAGGAGGTTTTTCAATGAAGAATTTAAAAATTAAAGTTGTCATTTGGTTTTCAAATGGCAGAAAAAGAGTTGCATTTGTAGGCAAAAACTTTTAGGGGGGACTTGTATGATTAGAAAAGAGAAAAAGGCAAGTCAAGTCAAAAAAAAGAATTTTAAATATCATTCAAAAAAAGAAGTAGATAAAGATAAGTTTTATCAATTGCCAAAGGAGCTATATATGCTTCAGAGATATGCTAATTTAAGCAACAATGCCTGTGTTCTTTACGCAATGCTTAAAGATAGGCTATCTTTAAGTATTGAGAACAAATGGATAGATGCAGATGGAGATATTTATTTTATTTTTTCCAGAGAATCAGCGGCAGAAATGATAAGACTATCAGAAAGAACAACTATAAAAGTATTTCAAGAACTTATAGATGTAGACTTACTTTGTGAGTATAGACCAAGCAGAACCAGTGCAAAAATGCTGTATTTAGGACAAATAGTTAATGATGGGGAGTATATTCCACGAGGTGAAAAAGTTTCACCTACGACATGCAATATTTGCACTTCGGGACATGAAAATATTGCACCTCACGACATGAAAAATTTTCACCCTAATGATACTGAATATAATGATACTGAGATTAATGATACTGAATTAAATAATAATATAGTCAAAAACTCTGTCCCTTATGAAGAGATAGTTTATTTATTTAATTCAATATGCATTGGGTTACCTAAAGTAAAAATTATATCTGATAAACGTAAAAATCAAATTAAAAAGATGTATATAGCACTTAAAAAAGATATGGCAACAGTAACAGAGCTATTCACAGCGGTTAGTAAAAGTGATTTTCTTCAAGGTAAAAACGATAAGAACTGGAAGTGTAGCTTTGATTGGATTATTGATACTAACAACATGGTGAAGATCCTTGAAGGAAATTATGAGAGTAGGAGTGGTTCTAATGGAAACCCTAATGCAAATAATTCAGAGAATGCAAAGTACGGTGACCTCGACTCAAAGTTTTAGTAGTGAAGCAAAACTTGAATGTGAAGAATGTAGAGATACAGGGTGGGTATTAACAGAGAATGGAGCATACAGAACATGTAACTGCGTTGAAGTTAAGAGATCAAAAGCTCTTTGGGAAAATAGCGGTATTAACATTGAAAATAGTAATTTAAGACTTAGTAATTATAATGCTCAGTTTTCACCGGATGCTGCAAGAGCAAAGCAACTAGCAGTAAATTACTTAACAAAGTTTGAGCTGATAAAAGGAAATAGGGAAAATAGTTTTGGACTATTTGGGCAACAAGGTTCAGGTAAATCACATATTGCATTGTCAATTGGAATTAATCTTTTGAAGAAAAAGATACCTGTTGTGTACATGCCTTATGTAGAGGTCATGAGGGAACTTAAAGCAAATGCATGTGATGAAGAATATTACAACAAGTTAATTAATAAATACGCAAGAGCAAAAGTGCTTGTAATTGATGATTTATTCAAGGACAAAGCAAAGAATGGAAAGTTAATAGGGGATTTAACAGATGTGGATATAAAACACATATATCCAATAATCAACTATAGATATTTAAATTATCTTCCCACAATATTTTCAACAGAGTGCACAATAAATATGCTTTTAAACCTAGATGAAGCACTAGCAGGAAGAATTTTAGAGAGCTGTGGGGAGAATAGTATTTTGTTTAAGTATTGCAAAGAAAATAATTATAGACTTAGAAAGTTACTTGCATAAGGACGTGTAACATGCCTAAAGTACCAGGAGTAAAAGAGGAAATAGTTGCAAACAGTAGAGGCTGGAAATATAAGCAGCTTTATCTTGATATTAAAACTATAAAAACATCTAGCAAGAATTCACAGGGTGCTAGAAATAAAAAATGAAGGTGGAATTAAGGTGAAAATATTAAGTTTAATTTTATTAATAAATACAGCTTTGGCAGGAGGAACAATCATTGTTTTAAGAGCAAATAATAAAAAAATAGAGCGAAAACTTGATGATATTATTTTAGTTCAAAATCAAGTTAGTAACAAACTCTCTTGTTTTGAAGATAATGCCCTCGATAGTTTATGGGATATAAAGCATGATTTAGAAAATAAAGATAAGCAGACCGTAGAACTGAATGAAAAAGTTATAAAAAGTATAAAGACTGAAGCAGATACACTGTATTTTAAATTATTATTTCCACCATTGAAAACCTATAGAAGAAATAGTTAGGAGAAAAACATGGAAACGGATGTAAAAGTATTAAAGAGAAAAGTTGCTTCAATGGCAGCCAAATTAGCACAAGAAGAAGCAGAGACTACAGGAGCAAAGTATGAGGAATGTATTGGTCCGGCGATAGATATGGCTTGTAAGAACTTGGGAATAACATCAAATGTATTCATAAAAATGTATTTGTAAAAGATGAGGGGGAGAGTGTATGGACATAATCAAAGACGCAGAAATGTATTTGGAAGGCTATTGGGATTTAAAGGATTCAGTTAAAAATATTAAAACAGAAATTCACTTATTGGAAGAGGATATTAGCTCAGTAAAGAGCCAAGATTATTCAGGTATGCCACAAGGAAGCGGAGCATCACTACCAGATGATAAGTTAATAAATCTAATTTATAAAAAGCAATCCAAGGAATCAATGTTAAGGAGAACACAAGAGAAGATAGCCTTTATTGAAAATATACTCTCTAAACTAGCAAAAGATGAAGATGGAAAGGTATTAAAAGCCTATTACATAGATTGTTTACGTGGAGAAGAACTTGAAAAAGAGATGTGTACTTGCGAGCGGAATATCTACAGGATTAAGAAAAAAGCAATTAGAAGATTTGCTATTCAATTATTTGGAATAGTTGGATTAGGACTATAAAGAGAGGAATGAGAAAGCATGGATATAAATGTTTCTAAGAAGTTAGAAGTAGAAAATAATAAAGGTCAGTACTATGAACTTGAGCTTGGTGACAGTGCAATAGTATGGCTTAAGGATGGATCATCTATGGCTGTAGAAATTCAGAACATGAATGACTATAAGTTAATTGTAATTGATGAAGATGATTTCTTAAGAGTTATCTCATTCCAAGAATTAAAAGACATTGAAGGGATATAAGGGAATATTTTCGGAGGAATTAACATGAAAATAAAAGATTTAAAAAAGTTATTAGAGAATTTCAGTGATGAAGATGAAGTAGCAATAGAGATAAATGAAACACTATATGATTGCTGTGCATATGATGATGATTACTGTAGAAATGAAAGGAATATACCTACATTAGTTATAGCACAAGAATAGTATGGAAATATGAAAAGGAAGTGATATTTAATGGTAAAAGTAAAATTTTATATGAAAAGTGGGCAGGTTATCGAGTTCCAATGTGAGGAGATTGAAATAGAAAGCGATAGCAATAATCAACTAGTTAGATATGAAGCAACATTTGGAGAAAGTAAGCAAAGATTAATATATGGAAAAATAACTGACATTGAAGGAATAACAGTAGAAGATTTAGTTTAGGTTATGGCGACATCTGATAAAGAAAGGAATGTTTTTATGAATACTGATTTAATAAAATGTTTTATAGGTATAGCTCAGAAGCACTCACCTAAATGTTTTATAAACCATAATTATGAGTTAATTATTGAACCTAAGAATAATATTTACTTTATGTTAGAGGATATAGAAACTGAGTTAGTATTAAAATGCAAAGTACTTGCATGGTTATCAAGACCAAGTTGTAAAGGTGTTAGCAACTATTGGCAAAAGAGAATAAGAGCTATAGTAAATGAGTTTCTAGGTACTGAATTTACATTTGATGAAATGGAGAAAGTTTACACTTATCTAGGTAATGATTGTAATAGAGAAAAATCAATTAAGTTTATAGAATCTAATTATGATTTAAATATACTTATGTCATAAATTGATAAAAAAGCGACATAACAGTAATAATTATGTTCTTTGAAAATTGAATAATACGGTATTAAAAAATAAAAGTTAACTCAAGTATATTGGAAATTAATGCATTAAAATGGTAAATATGATACACTTTTCTTATGAATTAAGTCATAGTTGTAAAATATGATGAAAAAAAGATTATAGATTGGATAGGAGGAAAAATGAAGATGAAAAATTATGTTATTGAAAAAGGTACCAGAGAAGAAGCGGATTTTGTAGATAATGAAATAATTAAATATAATTTATCTAAAGTTCCTTTCACGCAAGAACCATCTTGTATTTCAATTAATAGAGTTATAAAAGATTCAAATGGAGATATTTTAGCAGGAATAATTAGTACATTGTATGGTTGGAATTGTCTGTCTATAGATGTTTTGTGGATTAAAGAGGATTTTCGAAAAGAGGGGTATGGTTCGGCACTTTTAAATGAAGTACAGCAAATTGCAAAAGAAAAAGGGTGTAAATTAATTCATCTAGATACTTTTGATTTTCAAGCAAAAGATTTTTATCTTAAACATGGATATGAGGTTTTTGGTGTATTAGAAGATTGCCCTTTGGAACATAAACGATATTATATGAAAAAGAATATATAGCTCTTATTTTTCTTAAATGGCGAAACAAATATACAATTAAATATTTTATTTAAAATACCGTATTATTCAACGAGAATATGCGGTATTTTTTATGTCGCAATTCAAAAATATTGCGAAGAAGGGGGATATTGAAATTGAGGTATAGATATATTAAAAAACATAATAATTATGATTTAACTCTAAACAAAATATACAATGCATTTGAGTATAAACCTGGATGGCTTATGGTCAACTCGGATGATAAAGGCAACAGAGTATTATATAGAGTAGAGTGTTTTGAAGAAGATAAAATGATGTGTGATATATGTAATAAAGTTGTAGAACCTTTAGATGCACATATGGGAAGATTGAATGATAAGTTAATAGTTGCACATATAGATTGTTGGAATAGAGAAATTAAAAAGTAATTCATAATTCAAAAAGTTTGATATTAAAGGGGTGTAAAGTGTGGATATAAAGGTAGTAGAAAAAATTAAAAAATTATTAGCATTAAGTGAAAGCTGTAATGAAAATGAAGCAAAAGTAGCAATGTTAAAGGCTCAAGAATTACTTGCTAAACATAAATTATCAATAAAAGAAGTTAAAGATTATACGATAATCAATACTTCAATCAAAGAAAAAGTTAGCAATGTTTCTTTTAGACAAGGCAAATGGAAGGCTAAACTAGGAAGTTTAATAGCTGAAAATTTTGGGTGTTACCAATACTTTAAAAGAGGAACATCTAGAACCATAGCCTTCTTTGGTAAGGAGGAAGATATACTTGTATGTAATATTGTACTAGAATATGCGGTTGATTGTGTAGTGGGAGCTGTGAAAAGATTAAGATATCAATATTCTAAAGATGGGTACAGCACAAAAGGCTTGGAAAATGATTATGCATTAGGATTTATAGAAGGATTAGGAGAAATGTTTGAAGAACAAAAAAAGAAAAATCAAGAATGGGGATTAGTGCTTGTTAAAGATGTTGAAGTTGTAAAGGCATATGAAAACATTAAATTCTCAGGAAGCATAAATACATCAACTCAGTTCCAAGGATATCACGAAGTCTATTATCAAGGGAAAGAAGATGGGGAAAAGTTTAGCATTACAGATAAAATTGCAGAAGGAGAAACCGAGGAACAGTTGGCCTTAGTAACTAATAGCTAATTTATAATACAAAGATAGTCAGTATGAATAAGGGGAGATATAAAATTGGTTAAAATAAGAGTTCAAGGAGAAAAAGAAGAAGTTGAAAAGTTCATAGAAGAAATTAAAAAATGTAATGTTGAAATAATTGAGCAGAGTCAACCCTATGCCAATAGAGGGAGTTCAGTGTATTCAAGAACATACTTAGATGTAAAAATAAAGTGATTTGGAGTGGTTACTGTGAAAAAGAAGAAAGTTCAAAGATTAAATTTAAAATTTAAAGTAGGACAAACTATAAAGCTGCAAATCAAAACACAGGGAAGAGATATGAGTGTAGACAAGAACATAAGAAAAGGTACTATAATTAATAAAACCAAAGAGTTTATAACAGTTAAATACATTAATCTAGGTGAGTACAAAGAAAGCTTTAATTATATAGATTTTGTTACTGGAGCAGTAAAGATATTATCTTAAAAGGGGGAGAGTTAGTGGTTTTAGATAAATATATTGAGATTACAGATCTTCCTTTTAGGGGTAAAGGGATTTTAGTTACTGGCAAAGAAGCTAAAGAAGAGAAAGCTAATGTTGTAGATGGACAACAGGATTATCTAGGTTATATAGATATTTATAAAAACTTCAAAGTCGTTACGTACAAAGGGAAAAGGATTAAAGTTGAAGAATGATGTGTCAGTTTTTTGTCAGTGAAATTTGCCAAAACAAAGGATTATAATTAAAATACAAAGATTGCTAAATTCAAGTACTCAGTTCCCCATTTTTTAACACTTAGGATAATTAAGTCTTAGGTGTTTTTTATTTTTTGGAAGGGATGAAATTATGAGAATTAATGAGATGGTTAAAAATCAACAACCACAAATTTATGAAAAATTAAGCAAGAAACAACAAAGGAAAACAGATTTAAATTTAAATACTAAAGATATAGAGGAACTTATGCAGCATAGTTTTTATAGAAGAGGAAGAGGAGGGGCAAAGAGGCAGGTGAGATGAAGTGAATACAGTAGAGCCAATAAGAGATATAAGCATTGTATTAGATATAGCTGATTATTTAAAAGAAAAAAGTGAAAGAGATTATGTACTATTCATGTTTGGAATTTACTCAGGTCTTAGAATTTCAGATATACTTCCTTTGAAAGTTAGAGATGTAAGAAATAAGGACTATATATATCTAAGGGAAGAAAAAACAAATCATGAAAGAAGATTTCCTATTAATGAAGAACTAAAAGAAATATTAGATCCTTATATTATAGGGAAAAGAGATTATGAGTATCTTTTCAGAAGATCTAAAGGAAAGAATGTACCAATTTCAAGACAATGGGTATGGCAAAGACTAAATGAAGCAGCTGATAAGTTTGAGTATAAAGATAAAATAGGATGCCATACTTTAAGAAAAACTTTTGGATATTTGTTATATGCTGATACTAAAGATGCAGTAGCAATTCAAGAAATATTAAATCATAGTGATGTATCAATAACTAAAAGATACATTGGAGTTAACCAAGATAGTAAAGATAAAGTTATGAGAGGATTATCGCTTAAGAAAAGGCGATAATTATTTTTTTAGGGCACTTAGTTTACATATTTTAAGGTTGTAAATTATGAGGTCATAAAAATGATGACTATTATTAGTAAGAAAAGATTTAATTCTAGTTTACAAAATAATAACATATGTAAAGTATCACACAATTTCAAAAAGTAGTTGTAAGCCTTATATATCAAGGGTTTGAGAAAAACGATAAAAATATGAGCTAAGTTCAATGAAAAATAACATTGAGACTCGGTTATAGAGTAATAGCTCAATGTTGGAGGTGTAAAATGAAGTCAGTAGATGAGTTGATAAAAGATAGCTTAAGTATCATAGAATCAATGGTTGAAAGAGGCTGTACTGACAAAGAAATAGCACAAAAGATTGGTGTAGGATACTCAACTTTTAAAAGATATAAAGCCGAAGATAGTAATGTTAAAGCTGTTATAGCAGAGGGTAAAGATAAAAAGAATCAAGCTGTAGAACAAGCATTATATAAAAATGCTATAGGCTATGAGTACTATGAAGAAGTAGTTACTAAAGTTAAAGAAGAAGTACTTGCTGATGATGGTACAACAATACTTGCTAAAGAGGATGTGAAAATAAGTAGTGTTAAAAAATATAAGGGACCTGACTTAGCGGCACAGAAGTATTGGCTTAACAACAAAGATAAAGCTAAGTGGAAAGAAGATCCACATCGAGTTGATAATGATAAGAAGCTTACTAAACTCAAGGAGAAAGAGATAGAAGCTAAGACAGCTCCAATTGAGTAAGAGATGGATAACATAGAACTAGTTCAATGGATACTTAGATTAATAGAACACAACAACATCAAAGCCTTTTATAATTCATGTTATTGGCTATGCAAAAGAGCAGAAGCATTAGAGAGAGACAATAACGAGTGCCAGAAGTGCAAGGCTAAAGGAATATTTACATCAGCAAACTGTGTACATCATAAGAAGCATGTAAAGAAGTATCCTTCATTGGCTTTAGAACTAGACAATCTAATATCATTATGTAATAGCTGTCATGATGAAGAGCATCCAGAAAAGCTAAAAAGATATGCATCTACAAAGAAGTTTATTAATGAAGAAAGATGGTAGTACCCCCGGGTCAAAAAAACGGAAAAACTCTGGATATAGGAAGAACGGATAAAAGGTAAGACAAGACTGAAATGTCTCACACGTGAGGAAAATTTACGGAAGGAGATAGAAAAATTATGGCAAGTGCAAAGAGTATAAAAGAATCATTGATAAAACAACTTGAAAATAAGGGAGCCAATGTAGATCATTTTTTAAGTTTAATTGATGATTACATTTGGTATTATGAACAGGAAAAAGCCATGCAAAAGGATGTTAAAAAACGTGGCTACACATATAAAGCAAAGTCTGCTTCTGGATTTATAATTGATAAAGAAAACCCATCAGTTAAAAATGCGCTAATGTACAACAAACAAAAACTAGCAATAATTAAGCAACTAGGACTAACAATAGAGAATACAGTAAGTGATGATGATGGTGAATTGTAGTATAATTCCTGAAATACAAAACTATATTGATTTTGTTAGAAGTGGGAAGATTGAAGTTTGCAAAGAGCAGTTATTGTTATGTGATTATGTAGAGAAATGTTTTAAGGAAGAGAACTTACTTGTAAATGAGGAGCAACTAAAGAAGTACCTTGATTTGCAAAAGTATTTTCCATATAAACTTTTAGATTGGGAAAAGTTTTGCTTTGCACTCCATAATTGTGTATATAAAGAAAATGGACAGTTAAGATGGCCAGTACTTTTTATTTTAGTTGGTCGTGGAGCAGGTAAGAATGGATATTTAGCATTTGAGGACTTTTGTTTATTAACTCCAGTAAATGGTGTTAGGTATTACTTTATAGATATATTTGCTATGGCAGAGGACCAAGCCAAAACAACATTTGAAGATGTTTATAATGTACTAGAAGATAATAAACCAAAACTTAAAAATCATTTTTATTGGAATAAAGAAGAAATTACTAATTTAAAAACTAAATCAAGATTAAAGTTTCGTACAAGTGGAGTTAAGTCAAAAGATGGAGGAAGACCAGGGAAGGTTGACTTTGATGAATACCATGCTTATGAATCAATGAAACTTGTAGATGTAGCCACAACTGGATTAGGTAAAAAGGCTCATCCTAGAAGAACTATTATAACAACTAATGGTGATGTAAGAGATGGCCCTTTAGATACCTTAATAGCAAAATGCGATTTGATTTTAAAAGGTGAAATGCATGATAATGGAACACTTCCGTTTATATGCAAACTTGATAGTGAAGATGAAATTAAGGATAAACAAAAGTGGCCCAAGGCTAACCCTAGTTTACCATTTTTCCCAATATTACAACATGAACTTGAAATTGAGTTTGGGGACTATCTTCAAGATCCTATAGGAAATTCATCTTTTGCAACTAAAAGAATGAATATACCACAAGGGAATAAGGATGTAGAAGTTACTTCTTGGGAAAATATATTAGCAACAAATCAAGAGATTCCTAACTTAACAGGTTGTATGTGTGTAGCTGGCATTGATTACGCTAAAACCACTGACTTTGTAACAGCTGGGTTACTATTTTTATTTAAAGGGAAATATTATTGGATAACTCACACCTGGGTGTGTAAAATGTCAGCAGACCTAGGGAGAATAAAAGCACCACTAGATGAGTGGGAGAAAAGAAAACTATTAACATTTGTTGATGGTCCAGAAATACCTCCTGATGTTCCAGCAGAGTGGCTTGCAGAAAAAGGACAGATATATAACATAACCACACTTGGAATGGATAACTATAGATACACATTACTAGCAAAAGCACTTAAAGCAGTTGGATTTGATACAGATAAGAATGGAGCAAATAATATTAAACTTACAAGACCTAGTAATGAAATGCTTATAGCACCAACTATAACAAGTTTGTTTATAAATCATAATATAGTTTGGGGGAATAACCCACTTATGAGGTGGTACACAAATAATAGCTGCATAATAACTTCACAGGCTGGTAACATGACATATGGTAAGATTGAACCTAAAAGTAGGAAAACAGATGGATTTAAAGCATTTATATCAGCAATGTGTGCAAGTGAAAATTTAATTGATAGTGGAGATGTTACAGATTTTGATTTTGACGTCCACACATATTAAAGAAAGATGAGTCTTAGAAGTAAGGCTTTTTATTTTGCCCTGAAAGGGGGTGAAAAATTGAAATTTATAGATTGGATAAAAGACTTTTTCGGAGTAGACCAAGGAACAGTGTATGTAAATCAACAGGCTATAGCTGCACAAGAGGTTCAACTTGCCATAGAAGCTTTTGCAATTGCATCAGCAATTAATTTAATAGCCAGTGCAATAAGTAAATGTGAATTTAAAACTTATTTAAATGGCAAGGAGCTTATAGGAGAGGAATACTATCTTTGGAATGTAGAGCCTAATAAAAATCAAAATTCTAGTCAATTCATACAAGAATTCACTTCTAAATTATTTTTTGACAATGAATGTCTTGTGATAGAGATAGGGGGGCAACTAATAGTTGCTGATAGCTTTTGTCAAAATGAATATGCCACCTTAGAGAATTCATTTGTAAATGTAGTTAAAGGAACAATGAACTTTGATAAAACATTTAGAATGAGTGAAGTTCTGTATTTTAAGTTAGGAAATGAAGATATTAGAGCCTTATTATCAAATTTATTAAAAGGCTATAACAATTTATTAAATTTAGCCATAGGAAAATATAAACGTTCAGGAGGAAGAAAAGGAATATTAGACATAGACACAGTTGCACAAGGTCATCCGAAATTCCAAGAACGATTTGATGAATTAATGAATACCAGGTTTAAAAAGTACTTTGAAAATGAAAACGCAGTGTTACCACTTCACAAAGGATTTGATTACAAAGAGCAAAATGGAGAAGGCAGTAAGAAATCTACTAGTGAAATAGTTGATATATCTGCAATTACAAAAGAGGCCTTTGAAAGAGTAGCACAAGCCTTTAAAATTCCTCCATCACTACTAAGAGGTGATATAGCAGACATAGGAAAGCTTACAGATAACTTTCTAACTTTCTGCATAGATCCAACGGTAGATATGATAAGTGAAGAAGTTAATAGAAAAAGATTTGGTAAGACTGCATATTTAAAGGGTTCATACTTAAGGGTAGATACCTCTTGCATTAAGCATATAGACATATTCTCTATTTCAGAAGCATTTGATAAGTTAGTTGCAAGTGGGGGTTATAGCATTGATGAATTAAGAGTTAAGGCAGGTGATACAGCATTGGATAAAGAGTGGAGTAAAAAACACTATTTAACTAAAAATTATCAAGATATTGAAGAGTTGAAGGGAGGTGAGGATATTGAATAAAGCAGTATATTTAATAAAGCAATCACTAGAGCCTAATGCATTAGATTTATATATTTATGATTATGTTCAAGGAGATAGTGAGGATTGGTGGACAGGCGAAAAAATAGAGAGTGAAACTTCAGCAAACCATATACAAAAGCAGTTAGAAGCCTCTAAAGATGTAAGCAATATAAATATTTATATTAATTCCTATGGTGGAGAAGTTAAAGAAGGGTTAGCTATCTATAATCAACTTAAAAGACACCCAGCACATAAAACAGTATTTGTAGATGGGTTTGCATGTTCTATTGCTTCAGTTATTGCCATGGCTGGAGATAAAGTAGTTATGGGAACAAATACCTTAATGATGATACACCATGCATCTATGGGAGCATGGGGAAATGCTGAAGAACTAAGAAAGGCCGCTAATGATGTAGAAGTTATTGATAAGGCTAGTTGTTCTAGTTATTTAACAAAGGCTGGAGATAAACTAAGCGAGGAAATTTTAAATCAATTACTAGATAATCAAACATGGCTTAATGCTGAGCAATGCTTACAGTATGGCTTATGTGATGAGATAGCAGGTAAAGAAGATGACAATATATCTAAAGCACAACAAAGGTTTAATAATGCTATAAAACAACAAGTGGAAGGTTTAAGACAACAATTAAAAGTGCCAGAAAATCTAAAGCAACAAAAAACTAATGCTGAAAAATTAATGGCAGCATTTAAAATTAAAAATTTGGAGGGAAAATAACATGATGAAATCAAAAGACTTAATACAACAAGAATTAAAGGAAAACCTAGTACAAGCATTTAAAAGTGATGATGAAAACGCAATTGCTCAAGCATTTGCTAACTTTGCCGATACTGTACAACAGAATGTAATGGCAGATTTTACAGCATATCAGAAAACACAAGATAGTACTATTCTTGCTAAAAGAGGTGTACATCAATTAACTGCAGAGGAAAATAAATTTTATCAAACTTTAGTTGAAGCAATGAAATCTTCAAATCCTAGTCAAGCGGTTACTGACATTAACATAGCATTTCCTGAAACCGTAGTTGACAATGTAATTGCTGATATTAAGACAGAGCATCCACTATTAGCAGCTATAAATTTCACTAATACAACTGTATTAACTAAGATGATCATAAATAAACAAGGCGCACAACTTGCACAATGGGGAGCGTTAGATTCAGCAATAACAAAAGAGTTATCAGGTGCTATTGGGAAAATTGATTTAACTCTTTGCAAATTATCTGCATTTATGCCTATATCTAAAGATATGTTAGCAGTTGGTCCTGCTTGGATAGATGCATATGTAAGAGGAGTACTATCAGAGGCTATTGCATTGGCTCTTGAAACTGCAATAGTATCAGGTACGGGTAAAGATGAACCTATAGGAATGATTAGGGATGTATCAGACAGTGTAACTGTTACTGGTGGTGTTTATCCAAAGAAAAGCGCTGTAGTAATTAAAGATTTAAGTCCTTCTACTTATGGAACAATATTAAGTAAATTAGCACAAGCACCAAACGGAAAAACCAGACCAATTAATAGTGTTTTAATGGTAGTTAACCCTAAGGATTATTTCACAAAGGTAATGCCAGCAACAACTGTAAGAGCAGCAGATGGAACTTACAATAAAGATATATTTCCATTTCCAACAACAGTAATACAATCTCCAGGAATAACTGAAGGAGAAGCAGTATTTGGAATTGCTAGTAAGTACTTCATGGGAATAGGCGCTGGAACTAGTGGTGGTAAAGTAGAATACTCAGATGAATTTAAATTCCTAGAGGATGCAAGAGTATATTTAACTAAAATGTATGGTAATGGTAGGGCTCTTGATGATAATGCTTTTATATTAGCAGATATTACTCAGTTAGTTCCTGCTACATTAGAAGTTACTGTAAAAGGTGTAGTGGCTACGAAGGAACAGGTTTAATTGAGGTGGAAATAAATGCTAGAAGCATTGTTAACTGAGGTTAGAAGCTATTTACACATAACATGGCAAGATGAAAATACAGATAATAATTTACGTGGCATGATAATAAGAGGGATGGCGCGGCTGCAAGAAATAGCAGGTGTGCCTCTTGATTTTACAATTGAAGATTTGCCAAAAACATTACTATTAGATTATTGTAGATATGCAAATAGTCATGCCCTTGAAATGTTTGAAAAAAACTTTTCATCGGAGCTAGTAAGTTTGCATATAAATGGACAAATCAAAGCCCTTGAAGCAGAGGTAACACCATGAAAATAAAATTAGATAATATTGAATTTGTAAGTTTTTCAGATGGCATATGCCATATTTACTCTGAGGATGAGGATGGCAATAAAACCTATAAGTATCAGAGGTTAGGTTTTAGCGAAAGAGTTTTAGGTTTTAAAAGATACTTTGCCGCATCTGCAAGTCAAGTAAACATAAACAAAGTTATAAGAGTTCCGCAGGTTCCAGATATAAACAACCATGATTATTTAGAGATCAGTGGTTTAGGAAAGTTTAGCATAGAACTAGTTCAACATATCAATGAGACTAACCCAAGGGCTATTGACCTAACTTTAAGGCAAGTTGAAATGAATAGGTGATAAAAAATGAATAAAGTAAGTATATTTGATTTGGCAAGTGCAATATCTGAAGAGCTTGAAGATTACTCACAAAATATAACTGATAACATCAAAAATGCAGTAGATACTGTTGGTAAGGAAGTTAATGAGGAAATTAAAAAGTACATTAAATTTAAACAACCTACTGGTAAATATGTAAAGTCTTTTAGAGTTAGAACCTCTTATGAAAGTAGATATAATAAAAGAAATACGTGGCATGTTGCAAATGGTCATCATAGATTAACACATTTACTTGAAAAGGGTCATGCTCTTAGAGGTGGTGGAAGGTCGAGGGCCTTTCCTCATATAAAGTATGGAGATGAATTAGCACAAAGGCGAATGATGGAATTGGCAAAGGAGGCTATAGTAGATGCTGCACATTAAGGCGTGGTTGAAGACCACTGGCATGAATGTAGCTGAACAATGTTTTCTACAACCTCCTGCTTTACCTTATATAGTTTTTGTAGAAGAGAATGATATAAGTGGTGCAGACAGTAAGAATTGCATTGCAGATAGAGCAATAACTATTGAACTCTATTCAGATAGGATTAATAGAGAAGTTGAAGGGAAAGTAGAAACTTTGCTAAACGAAAAAGAGATACAGTATAAAAAAGAACGTACATGGGTTGATAGTGAAAGATTCTTTCAGACCATGTACGATTTTAATTTAAAAGAAAAATTTTAGGAGGGAATTAAATGGCTACAGCAGACGAAAAGATTGTATTAGGCTCAGGTAAACTATATATAAGTGAGTTTACAGGGACTATTCCAGATGAAGCAACTCTAGAAGTAGAAGCTAATCTCTTAGGCTCAATTCAAGGCGGAGCAACACTAGAATATAAACCAAAATTTTACGATGTTGAAGATGATCTAGGCACAGTGCAAAAAACTATTTTAACAGAGGAAGAAGTAACATTAAAAAGTGGTATTATGACTTGGAATGGCAAGACTTTAAAAAAGTTATGCTCTACGGCTAGAATAACTGAGGCAGCAGGAAAAAGAACTGTTAAAATAGGCGGTGTTGGTAAGCAAGATGGAAAACAATATGTAATTAGATTTTTACATGAAGATCCTACAGATGGAGATATTAGAGTTACTATTGTTGGAAGTAACCAAGCTGGATTTAGTTTGGCATTTAAAAAAGATAAAGAAACTGTAATAGATGCAGAGTTCAAGGCAAAGCCGCTTGATAGCGAAGGTACCAAGATTATATACGAGGAAGAAATTCCAATAATACCATAGTAAAGGGTAGATAATTCTACCCTTTTTATTTTGAAAGGAGCATTAAATATGTTTGATATAAATATTGTAGCTAAAAGATACTTTGAAGTTAAACTAAATGATATGGTTTTAGAAATAGAGCCACCAAAACTAAAAACACTTAAAAAAATAACATCACTTTCGAAGGCAAGAAATGAAGATGCAATGGATGATTTAGCTGAAGCAGTAGGAATGATTTTAAGCAAGAATAAAGCTGGGTATAAAGTTCCACAGGAGCTAATAGATGAATTAGACTTAGATCAAATGAATGAAGTTTTAACTGCTTATTTCCAGTGGTTAAATAAAGAAAAGAACTCAAAAAACTAAAAATCCCTTATTATCCTCAAGAAGAAGAAGGAGATAAGGGGCACTATGAAGTTAATACAATTGAAGAGAAGATTGTTTGTGAGTACGCAGGATTTAATTTTGATAGGTTGGAAGAACTAGAGGTATTTGAATATTGGTTATTCCTTAGGGATGCAGTCGTTTATAATCATATGCAAAGTGAAGAAGGTAGAGAGTATCTAGAGAATTGTTGGAGGCTTGAACAAACTAACCCTGATAGAGAATCTTTAAGAAATAAAGCAGGGAGAAGGGAGGTATAGCATGGCAAATAACATAAAAGGTATAACCGTTGAAATTGGTGGGGATACAAGCCCTCTTGATAAGGCGCTTAAAGGCGTAAATAAAACTAGTAGAGATTTACAAAGTGAGCTTAGAGAAGTTAATAAGCAACTTAAATTAGATCCAACAAATACTACTCTTTTAAGACAAAAGCAAAAATTGTTAGCTGAAAGTATAACAACAACTAAAGGGAAACTTGAAACTTTAAAAGAAGCTGAAAAACAAGTTCAGGAGCAATTTAAAAAAGGTAAAGTTAGCGAAGAACAATATAGAGCACTTCAAAGAGAAGTTATAAAAACAGAGGAACATCTTAAAAAGTTAGAAGGACAAGTTGGTAAAAGTAACATTGCCCTTGAAAAAATCGCAACAGGAGCTAACAAAGTTGGAAGTGCAGCTGGTAATGTATCAAGCAAAATGGCCCCAGCGACTTTGGCTATAGCTGCAGCAGGAACTGCAGCCGTAAAAATGGGTAGTAATTATAAAGAAAGTTTAAATAAAGTTGATGTAGCTTTTAAAGAAAATGCCAAGGCAGTTGAAACCTGGAGCAAAACAACCTTAGACAAGTTTGGTATTGCTGGAGGAACTGCTCTAGATATGTCTTCACTATATGGTGATATGGGAACAGCTATGGGACTCACGACAGATAAAGCTGCAGATATGTCAATGTCTCTTGTTGGACTTGCTGGAGACTTAGCCAGTTTCAAAAATATTGGAATAGACCAAGCACAGGACGCATTAGAAGGTATATTTACTGGCGAGGGAGAAGCACTTAAAACACTAGGAATAATAATGCAGGATTCTACTCTAAGAGAGTATGCACTTGCTAAGGGAATTAATAAAAAATATGAGGAAATGACACAGGCTGAAAAAGTTAATTTGCGCTACAACTATGTAATGGAAATGACAAAAAATGCTCAAGGGGACTTTGCAAGAACTTCAGATGGAGCAGCCAACAGTTCAAGAGTACTAGGAGAAAGTGTTAAGGAGCTATCTACAGAGTTTGGCCAACAACTTCTTCCTATAATAACACCAATAATTCAAAAGGTTACTGAAATTGTAAGACATTTTTCACAACTAGGCACTGGAACAAAACAAATAATATTAGTTATTTTAGCATTAGTTGCAGCCGTTGCTCCTGTAGCAAAAATAATTCAGGGTATAACTATCATAGTAGGTGCCGCCACTACTGTAATAAGTACTATTAGTGGGGCAGTAGGATTATTAACAGGAGCATTGACAGTTGCCTCACCAGCAGCAACAGCTCTTGCTGGTGCTATTACATTTATAACCGGGCCAGCAGGAATTGTCATTGCAGTTATAGCTGCGTTAGTTGGAGCATTTATATATCTATGGAATAACTGTGAAGGATTTAGACAGTTTTGGATTGACTTATGGGAGCAAATTAAAGTTACTACAAGTAAGTTTATAGATGAACTTATTAACTTCTTTACAGTTACAATACCCAATGGTTGGAATGCTTTAATTGCATTTTTTACTGGAATACCTGCATGGTTTAAAAACCTTTGGGAAAGTGTTAAAACTAGTACTGAAAATGTATGGAGTTCAATAAAAGAATTTTTTTCTATAGTGTGGAATGCTATTGTTAATGGAGTAATGATTATACTAAATCCATTCATCATAGGTATAACGAATATATTTAATAATATGAAGACTGGACTTACAACAATTTTAGATGGACTAAAAAATTATTTCGCTGGGATATGGGAAGTTATTAAAAATGTATTCTTAGGAGCTGTACTATTAATACTAGATTTAGTAACTGGAAACTTTGCAAAATTTAATCAAGATGCCCAAAACATTTTTAATAATTTGAGAGCAGCATTTTTACAAATATGGGAAGGAATAAATCAGATTGTTACAGGGATTACTCAAGCCATTATAGGATTTTGCGTGGGAGCATGGGATAACTTTAAAACAACAGTTGTAACTATAGTTGAGGGTACAGCTCAATTAATAAAGGGTATTTGGAATGGAATATTAAATTGGTTTTCAGAGTTGTCAGGCAGACTATATAATTCTGCAAGTAATATGTTCAGCAGTATGAGAAATGGAGTTGTAAATACTATTGGAGGAGTGACAGAAGAAATAAAAAGTGGTATAAATACCGCAGTAAATTGGATTAAGTCACTACCATCACAAGCATATGAATGGGGAGTAGACTTTATTCAAGGATTAATAAATGGAATAAAAGGTATGATTGGGAAAGTTGAAGATGCTGTAGTAGGAGTAGCCAATAAGATTAGATCATTTCTACACTTTACAGTACCAGATGAAGGACCCCTTACAGACTATGAAACTTGGATGCCAGATTTTATGGAAGGTTTAGCAGAAGGAATTAAAAATAGTAAGTATTTAGTTACGAGTGCAATAAAAGGATTAAGTACTGATATGGCAGTTGGAGTTAATGTGTCAAAAAGAACCTCTATGATAGGAGAAGGGCCTTCTCACAGTGGAGAATCTGCAATGTCAGTTAATAAACTTCCAGAACTAATAGTTTCAGCAATGAAACAAGCAGGGATAGGAGAGCAACCTATAATTGTGAGTGTAGAGGGAAGAGAGCTTTTTACCGCTATGTCTCCACATGCAGCAATGTCTGCTTTAGGAAGGAGGTAGATTAAAATCATAGAGTTATTAATAAATGATGTTAATAGCAAGACTTATGGATTTACTTACTTAAGAAAAGAAAGCGAATTACCTTCCTTTAATGAGTATGGTGGGGAGTGGTTAAGAAATGCACTTATTCCATTGCAAAGCACCAAGAAAAAGACTTATAGAAATGAAAAGTTATTTTTCTTATTCACAGGTGATGAAAATAGTTTTGAAACTATGATCAGTAACTTTGTATGTAAGTTAAAGGAATGTACTCTTAAGTTTTCAGATAGTGAATTTTATTTTGATGCAGAGTATTCTGGTGGTAATAAGATTGATAAGATAAATCCTATAACAAAAGAAATAGGATTAAACTTGAGAATATACTGCAAGAGAAAGGATACAATAATAGAAACTATGAACCGAATAACTACCAAAACTATTAATGTATCAGGCAATACAGAAACCCCAGCTATATTAGAAATAACTCCTTCTATTGATATCATAGATATAGTTCTTACTGGCTTAAGTGATGATCTAATAATTATTAGAAACCTTACAGGTGGAAAGACAGTAATATTAAATGGTGAGGATAGCACTGTAACAGTGGAAGGAATTAATAAATTTACTGATACTGATATGTGGGAATTTCCAAAGTTAAAGCCAGGGAGCAACGTTATAATAGTTAATAGAAGTAATGTTGATATAAATATTAAATATAAGCCGAGGTGGATATAGTTCGACAAATAAAGGACATCTTCTTCAAGTGTAGAAATAATATGCTGGGAGGGAGGTGTTATTTATGGATAAAAATAGCATGTTTAGACCTGATAAAGATGAAGCATTTAAAATTGCTCATGATTATTGGGCGGGAATAACAAAGGATAAAGAAAAACTTATGGACGAAATTAGCCAAAGCATAATTAATAGTGCTAAAATGGGTTCATATACTATTACTAAAGTGATAAAAAAAGAAGATGTTCCCTACATTAAAGAGAAGCTTGAAGACGTAGGTTATAAAGTAGAAGTTTCATCAAAAGATAGTGACTATGACTTTTTAAGAATAATATTTGAAAAATGATAAGGATTTAATGTTTAAAGAGCCAAAATTGGCTCTTTTTCGTTAGAAAGGAGTTTTTATATGACAAGTTCAAATGAAAATAAATTAAATAAATTAGAGGTGAGAGTTTTACATCTAGAAGCAATTATTACAAAATTAATTGATGAAAATTATAGATGTAATGAAGTTATTAATAGCAATAATAAGGATCAAAAATAAAGAACTTTTTAATTTTCAAATAAGAAAGGATGATATAAATGTTAAAAACAAATAAAAACATAACTCTAACAGGATATAGCGAAATAAATGGAATTCAAGTGGCATACATGAATGCTTCAATTAGCACAGATGGAAACACTAATGCTAATGTAAATAAGAATATTTTAAACCAAGAAATATACTCACAAAATAAATCAGCAGTAAGGTCAGATATGGATGCATTTGAAGCAGAAGTTTATAAAATAGAGGATGAAATTCTAGGGGGTACTTTATAATGAAAGTAAAGTTAAGTAATGAAAGAATAGTAAAAGATGCAAAGGCACTAGGAGCTTTAACAGAAAAGAAATTACCTATAAAAGTTTCTTATGCTATAGCTAAAAATATAACTAAAATAGAAGCAGAGCTTAAAATATATAATCAAGAAAGACAAAAGTTAATTGAAAAGTATTCTAGTAAAGATGATAATGGGGATCCATTAGTTGAGGACAATAGCATAGTAATAGCTGATGAATTTAAAGAAGATTGGAATAGAGATTACAAAGAGCTGCTTGCTATAGAAAATGAAATAGAAATTCACAAATTCCATATAGATGAGCTCTTAAATTCTAATTGTAACTTTACACCAGCTGAGTTAATGTTAATAGATTATATGATAGAGGAATAAACTCCAGTGCTCTTATTACTGAGAGAAGGGAGGTAAGGCATGTTACAACTTTGCAACTTGAATAAAGCTAAGGTAAAGGGCCTAAAATTATATAAAGATTATTGTATAGAAAGTACACTGTCTACTGGAGATAAGATACTTTCTTTTTTATATCCAAGTCGATTAGCTAAAGAAGTAATGGAAGAGTGTTATATAAGAACTAAGAAAGATGAATTTGTAATTAAGGAAACTGCAGATAGAGGAGATTGGAAGTCTGTAAAGGCTATCCTTAATGTAGAAGATTTAGAAGGGCAAGTATTTGAACATTTTAATACTACAGAACAAACTATAGAACAATGTTTAACATTGGCTGTAGCTGGTACTGGGTGGACAGTGCAAGTTAATGGGGTTACTAAAAGAAGGACAATAAGAAAAACTAATTGCAGTACTTGGGATATTATACAACAGGCCAAGAAAACTTACTTGGTTGAGATTGAATTTGATACTATAAATAAAATAGTTAAGGTAGCTGATAAACTTGGTAGTGATAAGGGAGTCTATTTTATGGATTCCCTTAATTTGCGTAGTTTAGATATTCAAAGTAACTCTTATGAGTTTTATACTAGATTAATAGCTATAGGTAAGAATGATTTAAAGGTTACAGTAGAAAACTTTCAATACTCCAGTAAGAAGAAAACTCTTATCTGGAAAGATGAAAGATATACAGATATAAATGCACTTACTGAAGATGCTACTGCAAAGTTAGCTGAAATATCTAAGCCTTACCGAAGTTATGGTGCTGATATTATAGACTTGGCTAACATGAGTGATAAATATAGTATTTTAAGTTATGGCCTTGGTGATATTATTACTCTTATATCTAAGGAGAAAGGCATTAAGGAAAAGCAAAGGATAGTAAAAATAACTGAGTATCCTGAGGAGCCAGAGCGAAATAATTGCGAAATAGCTAACACTATTTTAACCTTCGCAGATATCCAAAAGGAGTACCAGGACACAACAGAAACAGTTAGAAATATTACAAGTGATAATGGTACCATCTCTGAAGGAGCAATTAAAGTTGCAGTAGAGCAGATCACAATAAATAAGGCTGATATACAAGACTTAAATGTAGTTAGCTCTAGGATAGGGACATTGGAAGTTACTACAGCAACAATAACCCAACTAAATGTTGCTAATGCTAGAATAGATAATCTTATAGCAACCACAGCCACCATAACTCAACTTAATGCCACTAATGCCAAGATAACCATTTTAGAAGGTAAAACAGCTAATATAGAAACTATATTGGCTAAAGACATATTTGTAGAATTAGCGACAGTTGGAAAGATAGTAGCTGGAAGTTCTATAATTGCAGAAAGTGCAATAGGTAATGCTCAAATTTCTTCAGTTAGTGCAGTTAAAATTGATACTGGGATATTAAACACTGGATTAGTAACAATACAAGGTGCTAATGGTAGGCTTAAAATAACAGGAAATAGACTTCAGGTATTCGCAGGAACTACAACTTTATATGAAAGAGTATCTGTAGGAGATGTTAATGGTGATGGTAGTATATACGGAATTAGAGTTCGAGGTGCTGATGGAGTAACAATATTACTAGATGAAACAGGAGTTAAAAGAGAAGGGATTACAGATGGTTCTATAAATAATGCCAAAATAGGGGCAGATGCAAATATTAGTGGTACGAAGTTAGATATAGCAAGTGTAGTAACTTCAATCAATGGAGGAACTACTACTATTCAAGGCAGTAAGATATTTGTTGATGGGAAAACTCTAGATTTAAGTTTTAGCACTCTAAAAAGTACTGTTACAAGCCAGGGTGAAACAATAAGTTCCCATACTTCATCAATTACGGCTATGGATAGCGCTATAAAACTAAAGGTAGATACTCAAACCTATAATACAAAAATGACTTCCTTAGATGGAAGTATAAGCACTATTAATAGTAATCTAAGCAAAGCCACAAGTGATATTAGTGTAATGCAAGGACAAATTGCTTTAAAAGTTAGCCAAACAGATATAGATACAAGTATTAGTAAAATTCAAATAGGTGGAAGAAATTTATTACTTGGAACGAATATTCCTTCAAACAAGAGTGGAAGTGGTTGGATTGTGTGGGTATTATCAGACTTAATGACAAGTGGCGATTATATTATCAAGTTTAAATATACTTGTTCAGAATCTAATCCTATAGGAATTTCACTTGGCACAGGACAAGGACATGATGGAACGTATGAAAAGTTAGCTACTCTACCTATTGGAACAAATATTTATTGGGAATCAACTGTTACTTTTGAGAGAACATCTCAAACTCATTTAACTTTTTATACAAATAAATCAATTACTATTTCAGAAATGAAATTAGAAAAAGGTAATAAAGCAACAGGATGGACTCAAGCACCTGAAGATACAAATCTAGCAATAGCAACAGTAGATACTAAAGTAACTACTGCAACAAGCGAGATTAATATATTAAAGAATCAAATTACATTAAAGGTTGAGAGTACAACTTTTAATAACACAGTATCTACAATAAACACTAATGTTACTACAGCTGAAACTAATGCTAAGAGCTATGCAGATGTTAAGAAAACTGAAGCTATAGGAGCAGCGGCAACAGATGCTACAACAAAAGCCAATAATGCAAAAACTGGAGCTGTAACAGATTCTAAAACTTATACAGATGGGCAGATAACTACAGTTAATAGCACACTTAACTCTAAAGTAGCTGAAATAAAAGCGACAACGGATAGCATTACCTCTAGGGTCGGTACAACTGAGTCTAGCATTACTACTATTAATGGTAATATTACTTCACTACAGAGTAGAGTTTCCTCAGCAGAGCAGAAAATTACAGAAAGTGCAATAATATCAACAGTCTCAGGAACAATAACAACAAAAATTGATGAAATTAAAGTAGGTACAAGAAATTTAATTATAGAGAAAAATGGATTTACAGCTCATACACCATATAATTCAGTTCCTACAATAATAAACCATGTTATTACAACTACTAGAACTAGCAGTACTTATTTTACTTTAGGTAATAATTTATTGAAACCTAGTGGAATTTGCACATTATCAGGGACTCTCTTAGTTAATGGCAATCCAGTAACTAATGCAATGTTTTTAACAAAAACAGCCAACACCTATGGAGCAACACCATTAAAGTTTTATGTTAATGATGCAACAGGGAGATTTGAAATAACACAGAACTTCCCAGGTAATGACTTCATATTTCATACACAAATTGGACCTGTGGTAAGTGGTAGTATAATAACAATTAAAGACTTAAAATTAGAAAGTGGAAATAAGGCAACTGGATGGAGCATTGCTCCAGAGGACACAGAACAGGCTATTTCATCAGTGGATACTAAAGTTAATACAACTAATACAAACTTAAATAACTTAACAACAAGAGTAAGCACTGCGGAATCTTCAATTACTCAACTTAATAGTTCTATAAATTTAAAAGTATCCCAAACCGACTTTAATAGTCTTACTGGTAGAGTTACATCTGCAGAAAGCACTATTTCACTTCATACTACTCAAATAGCTCTAAAAGTAGATGCTAATGGGGTTAAATCAATTATGGAGCAGAATCCTAATAGTATAAAAGTAGGATTTAATGCAATAACTCCTAATCTCAATTTAAGCAACAGTGGAACTTTTGATATAATCAACGGAGCTTTAACTGTGAAAAATAACAATGCTGAAGTTGTTATTGATGGTAGATATAATATTCATAAAATCATAGTAACTGGAATATATGAGTTTGATATGCCAGCTGGAACTCAGGTAAGAGTTTTGGATTTTGCAAAGCATAATTTAGGATATACTCCAGTTATTAAAACTTTGCTTTATGTTCCTAATAATGCAGGGTACACAGTTGAACTTCCATATACTGAGTTAGTTAACCAATCTTCAGATTTCATGGGAGTAAGTAAGTTTGTTTTCGTAGGAGCAAGTGCGACAGATTTAAGGGTTACTTGTAAGCGAAGTGTTGCGGCAAGTAATGTAGCTGAAACACTAAGAATAAGATACTTTATATATAAGGAGGTAGCTTTCTAATGGTTATATTTTACGATTTAGATACAAAAGAAATAGTAAGGACAGAAGATTATACAATGGAGCCAGTGCTACCGCAGGGCTCAACTTTTGAAGAAAAGAAAGAATTCTATAAAAGCCAAGGACAAGGATTTGTAGCACTCCCTTATGAAATGGGAATATATATATTCAATTTTAGGCTATGTTTCGATATCAATGGAAGCTTTACTGGACTTCAACCAAAATAATAATTACTAATAAAGGCAAAGTAGAACACCCAAAGAAGGTGTTTTTATTTTGCTTATTTTATAAAAAAGTGAGGTGTGAAATGGATACAATTACTGTAGGTTTACTTTGTACTTTAATTGGAGCACTGGGAACATTTTTGACACAGAAAAGAAATGTTAAACAGGATACCAAAGAAGAGACTAAGAGCTTTACTCAAGTAGAAACTAAAATAGACTACATAAGTAAAGGTGTAGACGATATAAGGATTGACATTAAATCACAAGACAGAAAAATAAATGATATTAATGAGAGATTAATTAGAGTAGAAGAATCTGCTAAGTCAGCTCATAAGAGAATAGATAATGTAGAAAAGGAAGGTGTATAGTATGGAAAACCTAATAAACTTTGTACCAGAGCAGTTACTTATAGTTGTAGCTGCTCTTTATGTTGTAGGAATGTTTTTAAAGAACACTCCTAAGGTTCTTGACTGGACAATACCTTATATTTTGTTGATAGTTGGAGTTGTTGGTTCTGTAGCATTAGTAGGCTTTAATGCTAGTGCTATCCTACAAGGCATTATTTGCACAGGAGTAGCCGTACTTACTAATCAATTATTTAAACAAACTAAAGAAAGAAATAAGGAGGAATAGCTATGGAAAAAGAAATTAAAAATTTAGGGGTTAATGATGGTCACACTATCAAAGGCCCAGGTTCAGGAGCAGTAGGAAGAATAAGCGAAAGTGAACACACAAGACTCGTAGGAAATGAAGTAAGAAAACTTATAAGAGAAAGAGGACATAATGCAATAAACTGTACTGTTGATTATGCAAATTCCACAAGTGAAGGTTTAGCATTAATTGTTAAGCAAGCTAATAGACAGGACTTAGATTGGTTCATTCCAATACATTTTAATGCGGGAAAAGGCAGAGGGGTAGAAGTCTATACCTACGAAGGTAGAAAATATGAAGATGCAGTGGCAGTATGCAATGCCATAGCTAACTTAGGTTTTGAAAATAGAGGAGTTAAAGTTGGAACTGGCCTTTATGTTATTCAGAAAACAAAAGCAAAAACAATGTTGATAGAAGTTTGCTTTGTTGACAGTGAGGATGTAGACACTTACTTGAAAGTAGGATATAAGGCAATAGCAAAAGCAATAGTTGATGCTCTGATAGGTCATATTGAAAATAAAGAAAATGAAAATGGAGATGATGAAATGAATGGAATAATTACAACTTCAGTAGAGCTAAAACAAGGTGATTATAATGCAAGTAAAACACTATCTAATATTAGCGCAGGAACTAAAGTAAAAATAATTAATAAAGTTGGCAATTGGGTTAAAGTCGGTGTGTGGGGAGTTGAGGGCTACGTATATAACAGTTACGTGGATACATTAGACTCTCTATTTGAAAAATATACAAAGTTAAGGTAATATGAAAAAAAGAAGGTAGATTCTATTTTTAGAGTCTACCTTCTTTTTTATACTTGCATGCAGAACGTGTGTTCGATATAATGGTGTTGGAGGTGCTTATTTTGGAAATTATAGCAAAACCAATTGAATGTGTTGTAGTGTTTGAGGAGAATAACTTACCCAAACCAATAAGATTCAGATATAAGGATTCAGCACAAAAAGAACATATAATTCATGTGGATAGGATATCAAAGGTTGAAAAAAGCAAGATGGCTGGAATAGATGCTCTAGTCTATACTTGCTTTACAAATGAAAAAATATATGAACTGAAATTCGAATTACGCACATGTCAATGGGTATTATTTAAAATATAGGAGGGAATATCATGAGTTTAAGAGGGGATATAACTAGAGAGAATATTATAGAAGTAATTGAGAAATACACATCAAAGAATGGCTTTTCACCTACTGTAAGAGAAATTGGGGATTTAGTTGGAATAAAATCAACAGCAACAGTTCATGGACATCTAGAAAAGTTAAAAAAACAAGGTAGAATAGACTGGAATCCAACCCAACCAAGAACCATTAGGAGGGTCAGCTAAATGAAGGCGAGAATAGATTATTATAAATTTACACATTATTTTTTCCCATATATATTATTTAATTTTTCAGAAACTGTTATAAAGCAGATTCTAAAGAATAAAGAATGCTTTGCTGAAAAATTAATATTAGGATGGGATGATATTGGGATAGAGGAAGATTATCAAAGAAGTGATGCACCAAGTTTAAGTTTCGAAATAGAAAATATTGATGAAAGTTCCACATTAATAATTCTTAAAATTCCAGAAGCAAGAGGTGTATTAGAAGCCCCATTTATAGGCATTTATTTTAATAAAGAGTACAAAGTGCGTTATTTTACATATGAAATAGCAGAAAGTTATGATGAGAATTGTTACTTCTTATGTGAATGGACTAAAGAGTGGCATCACATAAATTACAATAGTAACGTTAAATGTGATATTAGTATATTTATAAAAGAAATCAAAAAAATCAAAGATACTAATTATATTATCAATATATAGGAAATCAAGTGTAACCTTTGTAGAGCCTGGGGCAAATCCACTATGCATATCCATTATAGTTGTAAATAAGAGTTAGAGGTCAAAATACCCCTAACTCTTTTAATTTTAAATACATTTCATAAGATAAACTAATCTTACCATTTAATAACCTTGCAAAACCAGAGTGAGAAATATTTAATAGTTTAGTAACTTCGGCATAATTAAAATTATTTTTTATCTTCCATTGTCTTATAATTTCTTTTGGAGAACAATAATATATTTTATAGTAATCATGGAAGTACTCTAATGGTATACTAAATAAATTACATATAATTTTAATGCTTTCAGGTTTAGGAAACATGTTATGAACTTCCCATTTCATGACAGTATCAAAGTGATAGTTAATTACTTTTGCAAACTCCTCACGTTCTAAGTTGTTAATTTTACGTAATTTTATAATTTTTTCAGCAATAGTAGTATCTGGGAGGTCTTTATATAGGGTCTCATAGATATTAAATTTAAAACTCTTAAATACTTCTTTAAATATCGCAGTTTGGTATAATATGCAGGTGCTAATTTTGCTAGTTCCCCTAGCAGAGTTCTTATTCAT